GAGTCTACATTAAGCTTAAGTATTAATTGCTTCATGTTATTGATAGCTTCTGGTGCATTCCAATGATTGTCAAAATGTATGACCAATGGTTTTAGATTCCAATATCTAACAGCAGTATAAAGAAGGACAGATGAATCAATACCTCCTGAGATACCCATGATGCAATCATACTTATTTTTTTTTCCTTTAGATTTTATCTCTTTTATTATGTGCTTTAATTCATGAGGATTAGCTTGTAATTCTAGCTCATCATGTAGGTCACAGTATTCGCATTGTTCTGGACCTATCTTTGCTATTGTCTCATCAAATAAACATCTTGGACATTCTTTCATAGTTATGTATTATAATTTGCTAATATAGTAATTTTTCTATTTCTTTAAAATCATTCTGTAGTATACCAGCTGAACATCTTTCAGACTTAAGTATACCATCCCAATGATCATTGAATTTATGTTTGTTTGTCCATTTATTAGTTGAGATTGATAGTAGCTGCACTGACTTATCACATTCTAAGATACCGATATCTTGATTAGTTTTTATTGCTTTTTTCCACATGGACCAATCTAGACCAGAATTTATTCTATCATCAAATGGAGTATAGTTTATCTTCTCTAGGAATTCTCTATTAAGAAATCTACCAATTCCAATTGGCTCATTTTTTCTCATGTTATTATTGTATCCTTTCCAGTGTACTAATCTTATAGAATCAGATACATCAGCAAAGTGACATCCTAACATGCCTATCATTCCATAATTTTTGCTATGTTCTTTGCATCTTTCAATGTATCCATCACTGCACCAGTCAGATGATCCCATGAAGATCACAGCATCAGCATTATAATTTTTTGAAGCTTGGAATCCTTTATTCCATTTATTGCCTAATGGATCATTGCTGATAGATATAAATTCACAATCAAATTCTTTAGCTATCTCATTAGCTTCATTCTCATGACCTAAAATGATAGGAGTGATACCTTGCTTAATAAGTCTAGAGATAGTTAATCTAAGCAAAGGAAATCTACCTAAAACAGGTATTGGAGCTGTTACTATCATTGCTTGATTCCTATAAAGTGAATTCTTGGATTAAGATTCTCTCCATCATTGATTGACTTAAGTAGTCTTGACATTGCATTTCTTATGCAAGTAGAACATGCTAAATTTACCTTGCCATGACCAGCTTGTCTGTGCCATTCATTAAGCTCTTTCTTAAGATCTGCACCTATAGAGAATGATCTTGTCTTAGAGAATCTCTCTACTTGATCTAAAAGTTCTTTACTTAGATTCATAAATAATTATTAAATCAGATAATAAATAAGTAATAAATGCTATTCCTAAAAATTGCCATTCTACTATAGATGCTGTAATAACAGCTATCCAAAAAGATAAACAGCTTAAGCAGTTAAATGGCTTAAAATTAGGTAAATTAAATGTCATTAATGCTCTCGCTAATCCTATTGGCATTATTGTTATTATAATTATGTAGATCATTTTTAAATTGTTTAATTGCTAAATGTATAGTATCTAAGCTTATTCCTGTTAGTGTTCTTATCTCTCTGTATGTCATACCCATCAAATGCATCTTAGTAATCTCTTTTGTGAATAATTCTTGATCATCAGTTGGAGATTGATGTAAATAATCATCCAATAACTGCTGAGCTTCAGAGACTTCATACTCATCATCTGATTGAATATTAATCTCTGTAAGCTCTTCATGCAGTCTATATTGCTTATTAAATGTTGAATCTCTCCACTTGTATTGATTATAGGCATACTTTGCAAATACCTTTGGGAGATCCTCTTCTGAAATATTAAGATGACATACCAATAAATACACATGACTAACCAGGTCTGAAGATATAGATCTACCAGCTGTAATTTTGCTTGCAATTTTATAAGCTTCAGTCTTCCAGAAATGCACATGTAAAATTATTGATTTTTAGCATACCAATTAAACCATTTGATATAGAAGTCCTCAGATACTTTTTTCTCATTCATAAACCTTGACATCTGAGCATTGGTGACTCCTATATCTTGAGCTATGTGAACTTGTTTGTTTCTGTTATTTATTCTAGATTGAGTCTCTTGAATCATCCAGGTCTTTATGTTGGAGTCAAATTCCTTGAGATAGATTGTGATTGTCCTTACCATATTTTATAGAGATTGTAAATATAATAGATTAGTACCATTGCTGATAAGCTAATGATTCCACGAGGACCCAAAAAAATCCAGGTACCATAGATATTTAAACAGACATAAATCAACCAGGTTAGTAAAATACCAGCCCAGATAAAAAACATTTTTATTCTATCATCTTTCATCTTAGAAGAGTTTAGATTCACAGTTTAACACATTGATAGTGTTATAGTGATTGCCTTTGAATTCTCTACCTCTGATGTCAAATGTTACTTCAATAGGCTCATTGATTGCAATGAAGTCAAATTGATTGATTTTATCATTAGCTACCTGGAGCTTAATTTCTTGTGGATACTTCTCATCTAGAGTTACTAGGATGATGTCCATGACTTTGAATTTCTCAGATACTTGCTTAGTCTCTGACTTTGATTTTAGTTTACCTTCTATTTTATACATATTATACTATTTTTTCAGGGAATGAATTTTCAAGTCTCATTTTTTGTACTTCAATCTCAGCTCTTATTGTTAGAGCTTTTGCATACTCATCAGCCATTGCTGCTACTGTTGAATGAGGCTGTACGTATTCAGCTTCAAAACCATTTCCGATTGATGATAGCAATCCTTGCATTGCAGCAATCATTGCTTGTTGGTAGAATTCTTTTTCTGTCATTTTATTTGTTTTGGGTTAAAAATTAAAATATCATCACTTATCTTAGTGAATGCAAATTCCTTTCTATCTTTTGGTTTATCAAGATTGGTAAAAATATACTCAATCAATTGAAGAGATGAGAATTTGACATTTTGCTTAGTTGTTTTCTGTGGTGATCCACAAAATTGCACTCTAAAACCATTTTCATCATTGAACATAAAAGCTAGATTGTCACCGATTTTGCCAATTTTTACAAATTTTTTATTTGTCTTATAATTATTGCTAATAGTGACAGCATAATTCTTATTAGTTGTGTTGTACCAGATAGACAATGTGTCTTCTTGTATTCTCCTTCTCCTTACTGGAGAGCTCCAGTCAAAATATTCGATTAATTCTTCCATTTTTGTTTGCATGTTATTTGTTATTTAATTGTTCAATATACTCATTGTAATATTCAGTACAAGCTATTAGCCTCTCTCTAATGGCATCATCTACAGCTGTGTCTCGTTGATACTCTAATACTGTTATTCTCTTCTTAGGATCAATGTGAGATACCTTGTGGATTGTTTTATTATCCCAGTCAGATAGTAAGAAGTCATCTGTGTCAATCATGCAGTAGATGAGCTCTGCTGATGCCTTATCACATAGCCACATATAACCTCTCAACTGCCATTCATAATCTTTGTTGATACCTTCTGCTGATATAGCTGGGAAAGTCTCTAAGGACCATGATGTCTTAATGTCAATTATTGAATTGTCTAAGATAATGTCAGGTGTTCCAATTAGATAGTCATTCTCAATAGTATCATCATTCTTGATGTAGAATGTATCTCTTACTTGATTGACTAACTCTATAGACTCATGCTCCCAGTCTGTGCCTTTCTGCATTGCTTTTGTTGATACAAATGAATTGTATCCAAAGAAGTCCTCTTTAGCTTTAGCTGCTATGTAAGACTTAGTAGTCTGTGATAGTATCTCTGACTTAGTTCTTGACTCAGTCATGAGTTTACCTAGTGATGATGGATGCCATTTCATAATTGTGCAAGTTGTTGTTTGGTTAGTGTAAATTCTGATTTCAATTTCTCTGTTGTGTACTTACCAGATGCAATTGACTTAAGAGCTTCATTGAATCTGTCATCTGTTAGAGATGGCTTTGTTGCTTGCTTGACTGAGTTACCATCATCATCCACAGCTTGAAGACTCAATAGTGATTGAAGTGTAGCTCTTCTGTAGTAAGTTGTTGCACTAATCATTTTTTGTGGATCAATGTTGTCAGGTAGTGTTAGCCATGACTCAATCATCTCACCAGTCTCAATGTCAATTATCTGAGTAGTCAGAATCTTGTCATGGATGGGTTGAATTAGGAGCAGTCCATTCTCATGAAGGATAGGCTCAACTGTTTCTAGCAATGCATTGATGTCTGCATAGCTCTTTTTAAAGTGAGGATTGGTGGAGTTCTTGACTACCTTGCCAATGCTCATTTTTGCCTTGTGAATTTTGATCCACAATGACACTTTTGTTACTTCTGTTTGCATATATATTTATTTAATTGTTTACAAATGTAATTATAATTATTAGTTGTGCTACTATTTTTATTAAAATAATTGAATATAACACCATTTAGGCTCAATTATCTGACCGATATAATCATCATCTGTATAGTCTTCACCATTCCAAATGACTTGAGTTACCTTGTAGTATTCAACTCCACCAAATTTATTAAGCTTAGTAACTTCACCAACAAAGTAGCAGTCACCATCCTCTGTATCTTTTATCTTATCTCCTATTTTCAGCATGTCAATGTTTTATACCATTCAACAAAAGTATCAAAGTCTCTAGCAATGTAGTAGATGCCTCCAGCAGTCTCTATCTTATTCTGATATTGTTTCTGTACATCACTTTGCTTATCTCTACCATACTTGACCTCTATCTTGACTGACTTACCATTGATAGTAGCAGATATATCAGCTGTGCCCTTAGTACCTTGACCTTTGGTCCACTTACCTGGTAGTCTCTTTGTATAGGCTATTTCACCAGTTCCTACTTCAATCTTGTTTCCTTCTCTATACTGACCTTGATTGCCAATTCTCTCAGCTTGATTGCCAGTTGCATTGATGTAAAAGATTATAGACTTAGTCAAGCTGTTAGCTGAGTTATCTGACCAATCAGTAGATGGTAGATAGGCTGGATTCATTGATGATTTAGCCATCATTATCTCAAGTTCTAATGCTTTTAGTATTGCTTTGTTTTCTTTATTCATAATACAAATATAACAAAACCTAAGCGAGATGAAAACCATCACTTAGCTGACTGTTAGTGACAAGCCTACATATCCTCAAGCGGAGCAGGGTGATATGAGATAACATACTTATGACAGCTTTGAGCCATGTGACCATGATGCCATTCACCATCAATCCATTGAGCGATTTCCCATCCACTTTCAGAATAATGCGGACATCTAACCAAATACCATGTTTCTTCTTTTGGTTCTTTTTCTGTTGTTTTTACAAGTTTCATTTTCTTGAGTTTTGTGAGAAGTCCAGCCACTAACACACGTTTGGCTCAATGGCGGGCTTCTCGGTTTATATAAAGTTTTCGTTTCTATTCAAGTTCAGTGCAAGGTTGACAGTTTCGGGTTCTAAATCCGCCACCTCGCCAAGCTGCATCACGTTATATCATTGCTTTTTTAATTTCTTCAATTACATCATCCCAGTACCATTGTTCATGATGTGGAGCTAAGTACTTACATTGAGTAGCAGCTGTGACTGCATTTTGTCTAATTTGAGTATACTCAGATACTCTTCTTGAGTTTATAATCAGCTCTTGTGCTTTGAGTTTTTTGTCTTTGATCATAGTTCTAGGTATATCATTTGTAACAATAATTCTTTTAAACTTAGACATGGACTTAAAGTCTCTATGTCTTCTCTTTCAGTAACAGTTCCAAATGATCCTTTAAAATTAGTAGTAAAGGATAGTATGGTAAAGTGTCCATCATACTTAAGTGTAGCAATTGTACACACTGTAGACATCAATTCATTGACATCCATTTGATTAATCATTTTTTTATTCATTTGTCTTCTATTTTTTTAATTAAATTTATTACTTGTTGTCTTGATATACCTAGCTGTTCAGCTACTTTTGTTCTGTTAAAATTACTATCTGACTTGTAAATTGCCAGTAATTTGTCATAGGTAGTCTCAGCTCCTTTCATAGCTGATTTAATATCTTTCAATTCAGCAGCTTCTATCTTTATTTTCTTGGCATTCATAATAAAGTAATTGCTTAGCTTCTCAGCTTTCAAAATACTATCTTTAGAAATCTCATAAACATTAACTTTCTCATCAAAATTACTTGAAAAAATATGTATTAACAATGCAAATCTAGGGATGTAAGATTTTTGCTTAGGATACATTGACTTAAGATATTCATTCTCCTCATCATTGTTTTGCTCCTTTGTTATTCTATTGAAGATTCTTTTCCATTCATCCTTAGCTTCTTGCTTGAATTTTAATGTCTGAGTAATAATCTTACCATCATTATCTCTCTTTAAGATTGTACCTTTCAATCCTTGATAAAATTTTGTAATTGTGCTAGAATACCACATAATATCAGAGATGTGCATTTCATTCTCATTGTACTCTTCTACCTTTGCATCTGGAAAGCTCAACAACATCCTATCTAAAAATCCATTATCCTTATTCTCATCTGTAGCAAATTGGTTAAAGATACTTGGTTGTATACCACCTAGCACTGGTATGAATGGTCTCTCAATAAATGATCCTTTTCTAGTCATTCTATTCACAGATACTGACTTGCTACTCCAACATGACAGCCAAAATTCTAAGTCAGATCCAGCTCTATATTTATTCATGTCTTTAAACCATCCAGCAAGCTCATCTTTGAATACTCCAACTGCATTGTCAGACTCCTGGTGTAAGTCTACCAATGCCTCTAATGTAATATCATTGGCAATAAACTGAGTCTTTTTAGGTTTCATAGGCTCAGGATGTTCCTCTTTTTCTTTCTTAGTTAAATCATTGTAGTAGTTGTATACTTCCATCTGATCAGAGTATCTCTTTATCTCTTTGAAATTCAATACATTCAATGGCTTTATAATATTGTCAATACTTGGAGTCTTACCTATACCAGCTCTACCTACTACAGCTAACCAAATTACAGCTGGCTCTGTCCATCCTTTTTTAACTTCAATCTCATAAGTGTTACCTACACACACTGAAATAAGCCATAGTAAACTACAGCCCATGTAGTCAATATTTGCATCTAGTTTTTTATTACATTCTAAGATATAGTATTGAATATCAGAAGGAAATATATCTAAAGGAAAGTCAATGTCTGATATTGGTAATGGCTTATCAATTTTTGGTTTATTCTCTTCAATTTCTTTCTTTAACCTACTACCAAATCCTTGATTATACAAATCTTTAGTAGCTTCTTTAAAGTCACCATTGTGCATCTTATAAGCATAAGCTACAAATGGAGATATTAGCTGCTCATGTGGATAGATTGTACCAGTTGAAAATAGATACATGCATCCACTATCTTTGAATACACTACCTGAATGAGCAGATGTAGCTCCATGTCTTTTTATTAAGTAGTGATCTTTCTTTTGACCATTACTAGGAATAAAGAAGTCATCTTGAATAACTGACCAAATATCTGTCTTATCATTAAAATCTTGCCAAGGTGTGACTTCATCATCTGAGTATATCTTTTTTTCTTTCTTAGGCTCTTCTGGTGCTTTCTCTATGTGATTGTATGCACAAGAGATATTCCACAGTGTTTGACGATCATCATCTGTAATAAATTCTAATTGAAAATAAGATCTAGTATTCTCATATTTTTTACCAGGATAAACAAATACATAACCACCATTTCCTCTACTCTCAATTACAGCCTCTTTATGACCTTTTAACTTAGCTATCTTAGTGTTACCAATTACTCTTTTAGACTTGTATAGAATGTGATAGCCTCCACTTTTTGTAACATAGACTGAAAATTTATTCTCAAAGTCTAAGATGTTATCCTTAAGAGTCTGATAGTATTCTTTCCAAAATTGATCCTTCTCTAATTGTGTTGAGAATACCTTAGTATCAACATCAATGACTTCTAATGATTCAAAACCAGTGACTATTCCAATACCTTCTGTAGATGCTTTTCTTAGATTGATTAAAAATTGTTCTTCTGTTAGCTTATTAGATTGACATTCTTTCCATTTATGATTAGGAATTTTATCACTCCCAATTGTGATGACTGAAAAATACTCTAAAAAATTTAATGCTTTTAATTCATCCATTCTGCATAATGCTTTAAAAAACTAAAGCCCATCAATCTCCAGTGATGCAGCACCTTTGACTAATGAGCTTTAAAAAATGTCCTTGTGACTACTAATTAACCTTCTGCATTGTTAATTTTCACTTGGCAAATATAGTAATTTTTATTTACTTACAAAAAAAAAATTAGGTGTAAACTAGTGTAAAGTGACTTTACACCTGACTTTACAGTAAAATCCTAGGTTTTATCAAGGATACAGAGCTTTTAGGTGTAAAGTTTACAGTAAATCTTATTTTTAAATTTTTTTTTATTTTTTTTTTTATTTCTCTACTGTAAAGTGACTTTACACTTTACACTTTACACCTCTTGCTCTTGATACTCATTATTCTCTATTTTTAACTTTATAACCTTTAAGTCAGTAGTGTTATAGCACTTGCTAATGTCCTCAAAGATAGATACTTTATGCTCAACATCTGAAGGATAAAGATAGTATCTAACATCTGCAATAGAGTCATTGTATATCTTGTCTTTTTTGTAGTAATTTTTATGCACCTTGAGTCCATGTATGACACTTGCATGATCTCTATTGAACATTCTACCAATCTCACACTTATTGATTTTCAATTTTGTCAGCTCAAAGTATAGATAAGCTCTCATGTATACCAAGTCTCTCTGTCTACTGGAGGTGTTGAGATTGTATTTCTCTATCACATAATTTATATTATCAAGCATCTTATTATGTTTCATGATAGTTGTTTCTTTTGGTCAATATTCTTGAAGATTTCAGAGTCAGAGTCTATCCTTCCAGTAGCCTTAAGATAGTCTACCTCTAGCTTAGCTGAGTTGATGATCACAGATCCAATAGAGCTGATAGCTTTTGCCTTATCTACCTCTTCTTTAATCTGTTCATTAGTTAAAGACTCATCATTAAGTCTTTCTAGTGCTGCAAACATGTGATCACGTAGATCACTGATTTTGTTTCTTGCCATTGATTTTCTTGTTAAGTTTTGTTGTTAATTTAATTATTTGTTGTATTTCTTCTGGGAATCTTTGGATGGTATTCCTTGCCATGTTATCCTTCATTGATACAATTTCTAAGTTGCTGATGTCACAGTTCCTGGTGTTACCATCAATGAATCTAATAATACTACCTTTTGGTATTGGTCCATTGTGGTCAATCCATATCTTGTTGTGGTAAAGTATCCACTTGCTATCAGCTACCTTGTAGTACAGGTATACTCTCCCATTTTGGTCAGTATCTTTTCTTTCTACTATAGTACCGTCAGGTTTCCAGTTGTGTGGTCTATGACCTTTTTTAAACATTGAAGGCTTTACTTTCTCATAGACTTCTACTGGCATTTCTTTACCTTTGTTAGGTGGAATATTGCCTTTTTTAAATCTGAACTTTTTACCACCTTCAATGAGATTGTGTCTACCTGAAGACTCTGACTGTTTGAATTCTAAGGTCTTTTTAAGGCCCATTGTAAATGCTCTATTTGCTACTTGAGAATAAGTCATATTAAGATTATCAGCAATATCTTGAGTCCTTTCATGAGGGAATCTTTGTCTTATTATTTCATTTGCTGTCATAGCTCTTCTACTTTATAACCATTATCAATATACCATTGTGGTGTATCTGGTAGGTCATCAGGATACTTCTCATCTTGTAGGCATCCATTGTGGTCCAGGTAGCAATACCACCAAAATCCACCTAACTCTTCTACTGAGTCCTCTAACCATACTCTGTGTGTTGCTTTCATAATAATTCAATTTCTTGTTTTACTTTATTCCACCAGCTAAAATCATCTTCATCTGTTACTTCACACATAACTTCAACTACTGCTATCAATGCACATTGTTTAGCCTTATTCTTACTTTCTAAATAAGTTAGTGTTGAATCATATTTTTCAACTAACTCTTCTGCTTTATCTTTTGGTGTCATCTTATTCTGATTTAAAGTTTAATTAATTTTCTTTTTGCTACTTCAATTTGCTTCTTAAAGTAATAAGGTTTTAACTTATTAGATTTTCTATTGCAGAATTTAAACATCTCCTCACAATAAGCAATATGATTTTCTATTTGTTTTTTCATCTTATTCTGATTTAAAGGTTAATAATTATTATATCCACAAATAGTACATTCAAAATGAATATCTGATGTGTGTTTTCTTTCTGTTAATGGATGGTAACAAGTTTTTTTATTCTGATTAAACCAATCATAAAGATTATCAAAAGATTCTGTTTGATGAAGTTTCAACAACAACTGCAAAACTTCTATTTCATTATACATTTGATTTTTCTGCTCCTTGTCAATTTCTTTGGCTTGGTCAAATTTTACAATAAAATCTGCATGAAGACCTCCAAAATCTTTACACATTTCTTGAAATTCATTTTCCAACCAATCCACTGCTGTTTGTTTCATCTTATTCTGATTTAAAGGTTTTGTTGTAGTATTGTTCTGCTGAAATATCTGCTTTGTAAAATCCATCACACCAATCTTCTGCTCCTTTTTCATAAGCATTTATTATCTGCTCCTTCTCCATTTCTTTGGCTTGTTCAAACCAATTGTTAATATTACCAACAAGTTCATCAGATGTACAAGTTGAAAATTTATTATATAACCATTCTACTGCTGTCTGTCTCATCTTATTCTGATTTAAAGTTTAATTATTTCTTGTTTAACTTCTTGTAAAAATTCAATATGAAAATCATTATATTGAATAGCAAAATCAACTGCAATCAATGCACATTGTTTTGAATATGGATAATTTACCGAACAAAATATATCATTGTCTAATGAAACAAATTTTTCAACTAACTCTTCTGCTTTATCTTTTGGTGTCATATCTCCTCAATTTTTAAGATTAATTCTGGCCATCTGTCCACTAGCAGAATGGCATGGTGTTGATCGTATGCCTTCACTATCTTGAAGGTCTTGTCTTTCATTGTGACTTTGTATGTTTTCATTTTTTGCTCTTAAATAATTAATGTATAATTGGATGTTAAAGTGACCACACTTGGTCCAGTAACTTTCAATATCAGCTAAGTTCATGTTCATCAATTTCTCCGTTATTACATCCACACTCCTCTTCTATGTAGTGAATTTCATTTCCAAATGTGCAGTAGTGTACCTCTACAGTACCCTCTCCATTGCAGTCAGGACAAATCATATCTCACAAGTATTAATGATTGTGTACTTCTTGTGCTTGAATGTGCTTAGATTTCTCCTCTTTCTAGGAGCTTTAAGATCAAATTGTTTGATCAACATGTTGTGAGTATTCCAAATGGATGCCCATCTAACATATTGCTCAGAATCTTGACCAAAACATTCTCTAGAAAATTCTACCATTGCCCAGCTTGACTTCTCTTGTTCAATAATGTGTTTAATTAAATTTTGCATGTTATTTGTTTTTAAAAATTAAAATTTTTATTGTTGCTGCTATAGAGTATAGCACTAATAGATATACTATAGTTCCTTCCATTGTTATTTGTTTTGATTGTCTCTAATTATTGTGTTCACAAGGCATTCATAGCCTTCTTTCATTCTATTTCTGCCATCCATTTTCTCACCA